TCTCATTCTTTTGTACTTAGCCACTTTACACCTGTGCAGTGCGCTGTAGTTCCGCCACCATGTCTTTGACCTCTCGTCGCAGAGAACACTACGCACGCATCTAGGTCCCTAACTTAGAGCTTGTACATTTGAATGATGATAATCAACTCTTCTTTCTTTTGTGAACCCCCAACCCCTCCCCCCCCCCTCTACAGACCATTAGCCCTGTAAACTTTCAATTCGAACTCTGATCAGATAAGGTAGTACCTACACTGTTAGACGTTTCCCTTAATTGTTTGTGCAGCCTATACTTTTATAGAAGAAACAGGTAGTTTTCTTTCAAATTCGTTTAAGTCCTAACGTATCTATACTAGCACGCCTAAACCGTACCACTCTTAATACTCGAAAAATATGTTCTTTTGTTTTAGCTCTATGCCGTTTACAATATCACTGCTCGGAAATGGTTAGCCCATTTGAGACGGATGTTAGTAAAAGACCTTGGAAAGTCTTCGAAATCACTCCTATCAGCTCATTTTGGGTTGCAGTCGTATTTCTAACATGGAAACACTTAATACTTTTCTCGCTCTCTCGACCAATACTGCCACTTGCACTATCGCCACGGCACTCTCTCATTGGATTGACGGCGCTTCCTTGCGCAATACATCTTATGCCATCACTCGTCGAGAACTTCTCGATTCATTTAACGATCTCTTTGTTCCTCGCCCCCGTGGTCCCAACATTTTTGTTGATACCTCTCTCCCCTATTGGTCCTCCCGCGTTCTTACCATCCGCACTTTTCTCTCAGCTCGTGATGTCGGTGGTCGTTCTTCTCAAACAACTGCTAATTCTGTGAATCAATTCACCGCCACTAGCTCTGATGCTCAGCTTGCTTTTTCTAAGGCTCTTGTTGACATGCAACATGCTCTCACTCACCGTAAGCATCTCACATTTGTCAATACTGCTGGTGTAGAGGTCACCTCGAACGGTACTGGAATCTCGGAACAATCGCTCCGTACGTTCTTCACTCCTCCCGTCGTTGCCCAATCCTCTCTTCCTGTTAGAGCGCTCAAATGTGTTGTTCAGGCCACACTTAATGTCCCCATCACCCTCCTCGCTTTCGTTCCTCTTGCCGCTACCGGTCAACTGTGGACTCTTCAAGGAGAGGCTAATGTTACCCCTATGCCTATTGTTGATCAAGGTGCTCACTGGCAGATTTCCTCTTCTGCTCTTCGTGTTTTCATTCGAAAAGCAGATGGATTTTTGTCCCGCCTTTCACCAAATGGCCCCGCACCCGTCCCTTCGGACTTTTCTCATGCCCCTAATGCCCGAGTCTTTTTGACTCAACATCAAGATGGTGTAATTCCCCCACTTTCTGATTTGGTAACCAACCCATTCCCTGCCACCTCACCTATCACCCAATTCATTCGTTATACCCAGGATGATTTGACCGCCACTGACCCCATTGGTGTGGCTTCTCGTGTTCACAGAATTCGTACCGATGTCAGATTTATCGAACAAAAGTTGGATGTTTTCTGGCCTATCTTGCAGACCCTTTTGACTCGTTCCTCAAATGTCCCCCCTGGTGGTTCAAACCCGTCAACTGGAACATTTACCTATCCAAACCCTCTCCCAGGACACCAAGCTCCTACCCCCCTTACCGAACTTGGTAGTGGAGGTTTCCCTATGACCTTGGATGGACAGATGGCGCGTATCTTAGTCAATTTGCGTGCTTCCTCTTCATCATCTGGTTTCACCTTCCAAGCTACCTTGACTCTTTCTCCACAGGAAGTTTGGACCCGTCGATCAGAGCTTCCTGGATTGTTCTGGCAGAACGCCCCTGCAAATGTTTTCCCCATTCCCATTAGTGTGACTGTACACGATGTTGCTTTGGGAGTCCCCATCATTCGAGGAGAAATGCATGCCACTACAACTGCTCTTGTTAATAGCAATGGTCAAGGTGCCTTCTGGTATACCTTGGCTAGATCCGCTGTGAACTTTCACAATGGTGTATTTACCCTTGGTCCTGTTCATCCTGGTGTCTCGTCCGTTCCCCTCCCCCAGGAGAACTCTACAGTTTCGCCCTCTATTCCCGCGATCGCAACTGCTATTTCTGCGCTTTTACACAACTCTCGTGTGAATGGCCGTCAAATGGGAGTAGTTCCTCAAGCTTCTCTTGAGGGTTCTGCTACCTTAACCATCGCTGATGTTGATCAGGTTCTTGAACCTGCCAAAGTTGTTGTTGCCGCAGATCCAGCAATTGCAGAGCGACTTAATGAGCTTGACCAATGGACTATCAAGAATATCCTTTCTCGTCCAACACTTATTGCTACCAAGACACTTGAGAACAACGATCCTGGCACTAATTTGTTTCACGCTGATTTCCCTAACCAGTGGTTGAACAATCTTGGTAAGAACACTCATTTCAACAATATGTTGAGTGCCTTTACTATGATGCGTGCCAATGTTGTCTTTCGCCTGGTTGCCAATACAACCCCCATGTATGGTGGAATCGTTGCTATGGGATTTGATTTTTACGGTCGTTTGCACGAAGCTTCTCCCTTTGATGCCGCTTCTGTGAAAGTTCTTGATACCACTACTGTCTCTAGCTGTGATCCTGTCTACTTAGATCTAAGTTTAGGAACAGTCGTCGAGATGTCCGTCCCCTTTTCCGCTGTCTCCCAGTATCTTTCTCGTCAACATGCTCCGTTCTCATCGCAGCACATGGGCATTCTCTTCGCTTACAACATGACCAAGATTTTCAAACCAACTGAAACGTCTCCTAATGTTCAGCTGCGTCTTTTTGCTTATGTTGAATCCCCTGAGGTTGCCGTCCTACAAGAACCCGACACTCGCCCTTTTGTGGTCCCACAAGCCACCCTTGTCAAGACTATTACGTCCTTCCCCCACTCCTTTATCCCTGGAATGAGAACCGTTTACCCTCTTGCTCTTGAAGAAGGTTATGAGGTCTCACGTGAGAATACCTGTCGCGTTGAACAAATTGGTTCAGTTTATGGTTTGATTGCCTCCACCCAGTGGACAACCACTGATGCTGTCAACAAGGAACTCTTCTCAATTCCGATCCATCCCATGGTCCACAACACTCGCTCTCTTCCTGATGAAGTTGTTCCTCCAACCACCCCTCCTACTATTCCTACCCCCGAACCGATCAAGCGAAATGCTATCCTGACGACCAAACTAGGTCATCTTGGTAGACACTATTGCTATTGGAACGGCACCTTGGAGTACAAGATCGAAGTTGGATGTTCTGCTACTCATGCTGGTAAGCTGTATGTTGTCTTTGAGTCCGGCCCCAACTACAACGGTGCTGCTGGTACAATTGAAACTAACGCTCACATCCTCCTTGATGTGCAAACGCAACATTCTCTTGAGTTCTCGGTCCCATTTGCATCCCCTACTTCGTGGAAACCCACATTCCTTTACCAACCTTTTGGTGACATTACCACATGCTCAACTGGTCGTATTAAGGTCTACTCTGCTGATCCTATTAAGTCTGCTCTCTCGCCACTCTCCGACATCACTGTCAATGTTTACATGCGAGCAGCTAAGGATTTCCAGTATTCAGTATCCGGAAATGGTCTTCAAGGTGAGTCTCGTTTTGGCAAAACGATCGCACAAGTCTCTTTGACTTCTCTTCGCCCTTCACTGAAGATGAACTCAGAAGATTTTAACGATCTTTACAAGATTTTGCGTCGCTATACTCCTCTTGGAACTGGCATCCGTGCTGATGGTTTCTTCCCTGCAATTGGAACTGGTGCTGTTCGCCAACAATACCAGTGTATTATCATTCCCGTCCGTCCCCTCATCCCAACCGCTACTTTCGAAAATTCTGTTTCTGTCTTGACTGCTGGTTTCTCCTTCTGGCGTGGTTCTCTGTCGTACAAATTCAAGTTGCTTGAGTGTACGTCTAACCGTGCAGCCTTTGAGATCTTCCATGTTCCTAACATGGGTATCCCAGAAGGCATCGGAGCTAGCTACTTCAAGATCACTAATGACATTGACGATTTCAAGCGTGCTTCCTCTGGTTCTTTTTACGGAGGTCAAGCTTTTCATGCCGATATTGATAAGGAATGGGAAGTTACTATCCCTTACTACAGTATGTATGATCATCTTCACATACCAACCAAGCATCATCTTGGTGGTAGTGACCAAACTGCTAAGTACCCATTGTTGTCTACTAACAACGGGTGCATCATCGTTCGGCCCTTGAACGGTATTGGTGATAAAGTTCCCCGTATCTTCTCCTTATCAGTTTCGATCTCATGCGGTCAAGATTTCACCCTCCTAGCCCCCACCGCATACCCTCCCGTCATTGCCCCCACAGACAAGCTTCGTAAGAATGTTACTGTGGTCGCTCAGGGAGACCTTCCTGGTTCTTTCCCCGAAGGACCTGCCCCCCTCACTGCTGAAGACTCAGGTTTCTTTAAGTTCTTCAGTGATGTCAGTTCAGCTATGAGCAACCTTGAAAAGTTGTCTTCTGTGCTGAACGCTGATGTCAAAGAGGATTCCAAAGACTACATTGCTTCCATCATGGAAGAGACCCTCCGACGTTTGGTCAATCGTGCAAAGATTGCGACCTCCGGATGGCTCAAACAGATGGTTCCCGATGTGGATTGGAAACTCCTCACCTCCGCCCTTATCGCATCTTGTGTTCTCTACAAGTTTCGAAAGGATACCTCTTTGGTAGCTAAGCTGATTGTCGGCTCTCTTACCACCATGGTTTCACACAAGGTCCTGGAAAAGCTTCATATTTTTGTTGCTGAGTACATGGGTTTCCAGACTAGCGTACAAGTTGGATCTGGGTTTGATGTTGCACTGATAACCCAGTTGTGTTGTGGTGCCTTGGCTGTCCTGCTCAATATGGACATGAAGAAGGGTCTTTCTGGACTCATCAAGAATCTTGGTGATCTGGGCAAAAACCTCTCAGGAATGAAGACTGGCGCCCAAGCCATTCAATATTTCTCCCAGTTTATCTCTGATAACATCATCCCTTCCCTGGGTGAAGACGATCAGAGAACGATGAAATCGATCATGATGGAATCTACTGAAATTCTGGAGGAAGTCTTCATTCTTAACTTGGATGAGATGCGCATTGCGTGCCTCACTCAGGATGAGATCAAGCACCGTGTCCTTAAATGTTACGGGCGTCTCCATGAGCTCCAAATGCTCTGTCTCCAAGACCCCCGTGCTATCACTCCACCCATCATGCAAACTATGAATCGCGCGATGGAACGCATGACTAAGTTGAAGACTGAAGTCATGGCGTACAAGGGTGAGGATGGATACCGTCAAGATCCTTTCCACATTTCTGTCTTTGGTCCTCCCAAGATTGGTAAGTCTGCTATGATGAACCTGGTTTCTGATGACCTTATCACTTACCATGGTCTTCCCACTACCAACAAGGTTTACACTCGCTCTCCCGAAAATGTTTACTGGGATAACTACAAAGGACAGACTACTGTGATGTTTGATGATCTTGGACAAATCGCTGCTATGGCCCCTCCCTCTGATCTCTCAGAATTGATCTCCCTTAAGTCCAACGCTCCCTACATGGTCCACATGGCTTCTCTTGCTGAGAAGGGTACCTACTTCACCTCTGACTTTATCATCTCCTCTACCAACTTCGCTCTCTACAACGATTGCTCCTTTGTCAAATCTAAGGACGCTCTCCATCGTCGACGCGATGTTCTTGTTGAGATGGCCCCTAAAGTTATTGGTGCTGACAAGATGATGCCCTCTTCAGAATTTGCCCGTGGAATCCATGGAAGTGACGCGTACTGCCAATTCCGTATCCTCAATTCCCTCACAGGCAATCCCGACACTGACTGGATGACATATGATGAACTCATTGTCATTCTCGTTCAAAGGTCGGAAGCTCATCGTGTCTCCCAAAAAGCTTTGGTAGCTCGCAACATGAAGCGTACTCAAGTTTCTGCCGTCATCCAAGCCCTTATGGCTGAGCGTGAAGGAACTCTTCCTATCATTATTGATGAGGACAACAAGGTGCACATCATTGATGTTGAAGCTCAGGCTACTCTCGACTCTCTCCCTGTTGAGCAAGCCGCTCAATTGATGACCCGTTGGAAAGAGCACTTCAAGAATGCTTTATATTGGTTTGATTATGGAGCTTTGACCTCAAGTTTCAGTCCCCTATCTCGCCACCGCATTGCTTCTGCTATTGCTCGTGCATCTGCCGATTCAGCCTACGCCGTCATTGTTGGCGAAGGTGAAGATGATTTGTCTCACTGCGAAGCTTACGTCGTTCGTCTTTGGTTGAAATCCCGTGCTGCCCAAAAGTTGTCTGCCTCTGTTTTAGAAAATGCCCGTTCTGGTATTTCATCAGTTGGTCACTACTTCAACACAATGTGGGAGGAACTCCCCAAGGATCAGCGTAAGATGCTTGCCACTGCTCTTGTCTCTATGGGAGCTCTAGCCATTGGAACATCCCTTTATGTTCTTTGGTCCCGCAACGTGACTGGTCAGGAAGAAAGCAATATCCCTATCGAGATCTTCTCGGAAGGTGACTACGCTTATCAGACTAAGAACTGCGCTCAACCCCCAGTTCGCCAAGTGGCAGTTGAATCCTCTCTCCTTAAGAAAGAAAGAATCGCAATTGCTGAATCTGGAAAGATTGATAGCTACACTACCCGTCGTGGTGCACGCAAGATCACAGTCGAATCTGGAAAGATTGACGACTACCGAACCACTCGTGGTGCCCGGAAAGTCGTTGTCGAAGGCAAAGCTGAGTATGAGACCTGGGCTGCTGAGAACCCTAATATGATTCCCTACCCCGGTACAGAAATGTGGCGAAACTATGAGGAGTTTTGTGAAGGCCTTGAGCACAAGAATCTGTGGATTATCCCCAAATCTTCACCAGGCTATCGTGAACCTGCCCCCTATACTCCTTGGAAAATCACCGAAAAGGCCAAGTTTCTCGCCAAGACCTTTGCTGCCATTGCCAAACAAGTTGCGATCTTTGCTACTTGCTACTATGCTGGTCAGCTCACTGGTGAGTTACTTGCACTCTTCATTCGCCTAGGAACTAAGCAAGGAAAGAAAGCTACCGCCCACATGCTTGAGACTCTCATTCAAGGTTTGTCCGCTGATCTTCGTGATCGTCAAGAAAACCCTCAGTTTTACGCTGAAGGTGCTTTTGATTCCGAAGATATCATGATGGATTCTTGGGTTGAGAAGATGCGCCCCTACATCAAGTCTCTTAAGGAAGATGCAAACACTGCTGATGATGACGCGGAGTTTGCTAAATTTGCTGACGGTATTCGTAAGTATTGTGTGAAGCACAATATTTCATCTGATGACTTCGCTGCTCCCGAAAGCGGAAAGATCGATGATTATCGCACTGCCCGTGGTACCCGTAAGGTTATTGTTGAAGGTGCCGAGCTGAACCCTATGCTCCGCGATGTTCCCCCAGAATATTTCACTATGTCTGAGGAACAACTCATGGCCGAGATGAAACAAGTGCAAGAACGTGGTTCCAAAGTGTTTGAACAGATCAACACCGAAACCGCTAGCTACGAGATTGCCAATGCTGAAGCCCAATTCACCAATGACGACCAGTGTGTTCAATTGATTCGCAACCGTCTTGTTGATAACGTGGGATACATCATGCATGTCAAGTCTGGTTTCCGTATGCGCTGTCTGATTACTGATGATCGCACTATGGTTTTGCCTAAGCATTTCTTTTTGCTGCAAGCTGCCAGATGGGAACAAGCCGATGAGTTCATGATTTGGGTTCGTGGAAAGCTTTACTCTCAGAGTTTCTACAGACGCAACTTGATCTGTTGGGCCAACCGCGATCTTTGCATGTACTTGCTCTCAGCGCGTGTGACCGGTGCCAAGTCAGTAGTTCAATACATTGCTGATCGCGCTGCTCATGGCAGCTATCGCCCGGTTGATGGTTCTCTCCTCTCCCTTGCTTCGGAGAAAGATGGTTCCATTTTCTTTGATCGTCACCATCTTCCTATCGTCTCTCGTATGACTGAAGCCGACCATGAACGCATTCAGTATCCTGTCGGGAACGCCCTCCATGTTTTGAAGGGTTACTCCTACAGTGCTGATACCGTTAATGGTGACTGTGGAAGTGTCCTTCTTCAACACAATGTCCGTCAACCCCAGAAAATCATGGGTCTTCATGTTGCTGCCCAAACAGGTATCACTCGTGCATTCGCTGAACTCCTTGTACAAGAGGAAATCAATGAGAAGCGCGATGAGTTGTATAAGCGCACCGACTATTATACCACCGGATCTGTGCTTCAAACCGTTGACCTTATGGTTAAGCACAAGGTTATTGCTCAAGGCTCTATCTCTGAGCAATTCAAGAACCTCAATCCTAACATTGACATTCTGGGCTCCCTTCCCGCCAACTTCCAGAAGCGTACTCCTACTAAGACCGAAATCCGTCCCTCTCCCCTCGCAGGTCACATTGACATCCAAGCCAAGACCGAGCCTGCCATCCTGTCTATTAAGGATGCTCGCAATCTCGCTGGTAAAGATCCCTTGATTATGGCCGTTGGAGGATATGGATTGGAGTCTAAGCCCTTCCGACTCGATCACCTCGACCTTATTCGTGAACACATGAAGAACAAGTTCTCCAAGTACTCAGGTTTCATTAATAAGCGTGTTCTCTCTCTCTCAGAATCTATTAACGGGATTGAGAATGTCCAATATGCCGATTCCATGAACATGGCTTCTGCTGAAGGCTCTTTCTGGAACCTCGATCGTCCTTGCTGGGCTCACAACAAAGCGTGGATGTTCGAAAACCTCGCTCCCGAGGGCGAACGTGCCAACCGCCGTATCACCAGAGAGTCAGGTCTCCTGCCTAAAATCATTCATCGTCTCAAAGAAGCTATGGCTGGTCGTCGTGTTCTCTCGACTTCCAATGAATGCTTGAAGGATGAAAGGCGTGGTTTCAACAAAACTCGTCCTCCAGTAGATGCCACTGAAGAAGAAAAGGCAGATTTTACTCCCGGAACCCGATCATTCACGATTCTCCCCGTCGATTACAACATTCTCATTAGACAATACTTTTGGGACTTTGCTGCGATGGTTATGAAGAACCGTGGTGAGTTAGCTGCCCAGGTCGGAATCGATCCCTGTTCCATTGAGTGGACTGGTCTGATCAAGCGGCTTTTAGCTATGTCGAACAAAGGTTTCGCTGGTGATTATAAGCAATATGACCGTCAAACCCAAGCCGAATTGATGAAACTCGTGTGCGATATCATCAATGACTGGTATGATGACGGTCCCGTGAATGCGCAGATCCGTCACGTGCTTATGGGAGAAGCGTACGACCATTGCTCCATTGTTCGTGATGCTATCATTCACATCGCCCAGGGTTTGCCCTCAGGATTCCCCTTGACCGTCATTGTCAACTGCATCATTAATGACATTTACAAGTACCTCTCCTGGTTGAACTTGGCCCCCCCAAAGCTGATCACTCTCGATTGTTGCGATGAACACGTCGAATCCATGTACTATGGAGACGACAATGGTCATGCCATAGATCCCACCGCATCCTCATTCTTCAATCTCCGTACCATGGGAGAATTCTTGGAGAAACACGGAGTTATGCTCACCGATGAGCACAAGAATCACTGGTCAAAATGTGAACCTCTTGTAAACATCGAGGGTGTCTCCTTCCTCAAACGCTTGTTTGTCAAACACCCAGAATCTGGACTTTATCTCGCTCCCTTGGAGAAGAAGTCCATTGAAGATCGTCTTCTTTGGGTAACTGACAGCAAATTTATGTCCCCTGATGAACTCGTTAGCGAGAACATCACCAACTCTCTACGTGACGCTTTCATGTGGGGCCCCGGATACTTCTTGGAACTCAAGACCAAGATCTGGAAAGCCCTCGAAGCCGTCTACCCCGACCC